AAAATTGACAAACGATTTAGTACTTTCTGGGTTGGGCCGCGCGTAGGTAGGCGCGCACCGAAAGACTCGGATGCATGGTTTGCAAATATCGTCGAAGGAGGCGACCAGAAATTTGGAGGGAACAAACAGAAGGGCGTATTTGAGCGATCGATAGCTAACACGCGAGCCGCCGCGTTTGAAGCTATGAAAAAGAAATATGATTTTCAGATTAGGAAGGCCGCAAGGGAGAAAGCAAAAAAGCAAAAGAAATGAATGCAGGAATAGCCGCGTACGTAATACTCACGCAAAACACAGACGTCACCGACATTGTTGGCGTTAACATTTTTCCAGAGGTAGCAGAGCAGGAAACCGCCACGCCGTTTATTGTGTATCAACTTCTGAGCGTAGCGCCGGAGGATACGCACGACGGGCCGAGTAAGCTGGACGAAGTACGCTTTGAATTCCTTTGCTACGCCGATAGTTATGCTTTAGCGGCTGATCTCGGCAGCAAGGTACGCGGCGCACTGGATCGCGTTAGCGGAACATACAACGGGGTGAACGTGGAGAGCGTTCAATTCAATGACGTTGACATAGACACAATCGACGCACCGCGCCGCTTCGCGCAAGTGCTTACGTTTACTTTTCGAATTAAGCGCGATAACGTAGAGATTGCACAGGGCACACCGGTTACAGGTGCAAAGCTCGGCGATCTGTACGACGTTGATACCACAGGCGTAACCGATGGGCAAGTGATTGCATACGATGCAGCAGCGCAGGAATGGCAACCAGCGGACGGCACCGGCGGCGTTACGGAGTTGGGCCAGTTGGACGACGTAGATATAATTGCCCCGGAACAGGGTGACGTCCTTTCCTACAATGCAGGCGTACAAGAGTGGATGGTGAACGGAGGATTGCAAGAGCTTCTTGCACGGTTTAAAGCAAGCGGAACAGGGGCGCAGGTATACGACACCTTGAACGATACAACGAAGGGCTATATCGACATTCTTGCAGCCAGTGCAACGATGAAGGTGAACCATTCGGGGCTAACGATTAGCGAAGCCTCCCCAGGGGTTATGTCCTTTTCGGTTGCAGCGGGCACATCAGGCAACGAAGTTGAGTTTGAAGCGATGACCATCGAAGGCAGCGACGCTGTTTCTACGGTTGCAGACATCAACTTTAAACAAGGGGCGTTGACATATTGGGAGAATTCAACGGGTAAGATTTGGCTTCGCGCTCCAAACGCGGGAAACATTACCGTTTTGCTTCCAAGCTCAGGCGGTACGCTTGCACTCACAACAGACATCCCGAACGTACCTGTTGACTCGGTAAATGGTCAGACGGGTGTTGTTGTTTTGGATACGGGAGACATTGACGAGAACGGCAATCTATATTATACAGAGGCACGCGTTGCAGCGAATGCCGCTGTCGCAGCGAATACGCTAAAGGTGGGGATTACTACCCAACAAGCCGCAGACATAACCGCAAACAATGCCAAGGTCGGAATCACGACTCAACAGGCGGACGATATAACAGCCAACAATGCCAAGGTCGGTATCACTCAAACTCAAGCCGATGACATCACAGCGAACAACGCCAAAGTCGGAATCACCCCGACTCAAGCGGGAGAGATAACCGCGAACACGGCAAAGGTTGGAGTCATTGCGGGAGGTACTTCGGGACAAGCTCTCGTGAAGGCAAGCGGCACGGACTACGATCTCGAATGGGCAGACGCTGCAAGCGGGGTTCAATACCATGAACGCTTCGCAACAGACGCGGAGACCTTCCGAAGCGGAGCAACGGCAACAACAGAACTCTACTATACAGCCAAAGCGGACGGGGACGGACTCGCGCAAAGCGCATCGAGCGACACCCCAACAGCGGGGAAGATTATCAAAAGGAAGATATATTACTCAGAGGCAGCGTTCGCGGATCCCGACACGGGGACATGGGTTGAGTTTACACCCGCACCCGCAGACGACGCTTCATTCGCTACGGTCAAGGCGGCACTACTTGAGAACCTCAAAGCGAGGACGGGCGGCACGGTTCCAATTAGCCTCAAGCAAACATGGGAGGAGGCGAGCGCAACCGCGTATCTTTTGGATGAGACTTTCGGCTCAGGAGCAGCGGCGGCATACTCAACGCGTCAACTTCGATTCGCTCAAACCGACTGCATGGTCATTCGCAGGGCATCGGATAGCACGACTACAACGATAGGCTTTGACTCGGAAGGAAACATCGACGAGGCTGCTATAACGACCTTCTGCACGGGTAACACTTGCACGGTCAGTTCTTGGATTGACCAGTCGGGCAACGGCAACGATGCGACAGCAACCACAGCAAGACAACCAACGATTTACACGGGTGGCGCATTGGTAAAAGAGGGTGGCCGTTTGGCTTTGCTTCTTGACGGAACAGATGACGGTTTTGATTTATCGGCTATTGGCGCGGCAAGTTCAAAGTTTGGATTTATAACGCATTCAGTTGATTCAAGTGACACCGCGTGGTCTTTGCTTGCTGAAACAGTAAGCACAGACGTTATACCATTAGCACAATCAGGTTCAGGTTCAGCGGGCGTGTTTGGCTACACTATGAACAACATATATAAAGATGGCTCATCTGTAAGTCCGAATACACGAGGCGACATTTACAACGCATATACAAGCGCAGGACAAAGCCTAACGGCTCTTGACTTTTCAGGTGATGCGGTTGGAGTCTTATTCAATAGGTCTTCATTTGTAATGCAGGGAAAAGCGCAGGAAGTCGTTTTGTACGCTTCCGACAAATCCACAGACCGCACATCCATCGAAGAAAACATTGGCGACTATTACACACAAAATACGCCACTACTCGACACGTATTCAGGAGCGGCGGCGGCGTACTCGTTGAGGCTTTTGGATTCGACTTATACGGGGTCAGCTATCCGCGTCCGTAGGTCGTCAGACAACACCGAGCAAGATATTGGATTCAACGTATTCTCAGAGCTCGATACCGTTTCGCTTTTGGCCTTCGCAGGTACGGGAGATGCGTTCGTAAAGACTTGGTATGACCAAAGCGGAAACAGCAACGACGCGACGCAGACGACCACAAGCGCACAGCCAAAAATCGTTTCAAGCGGTGCGGTTATAACGGAGAACGGGAAACCAACATTACTTTCAACGGTAGGAGGTCAACATTTAGTCAAACAGACATTCAGTCAAACGACAATGGAGGCATTTTTGACAACAAAAGTCAGCAGTGCATTTAGTTACAGCGCAGGCATTTGTGGTAGCGATTCAGCATACGCATTAGTAGCTCAAGAAAATAACACGTCAACTATTATAAATCAGAATTCAGGCACGGTATCGTATCGTTTGGATAGTGCATCTTGGAGTCCATCAAATCGAGATGCTGTCTACACAGCATTAGAGGATAACCAAAGATTAGTTGGCATCTCTTTTAACGCTACTTCCTGGTCAGATTTGTACCTTGGTTACACTGGGACTTCTGCTTTGAATATGTTTTCTTTCCAAGAGGTTATTCTGTATCCATCCGACCAATCTAGCAACCGCGCGAACATCGAGAGCAATATTGCAACCTTTTACGGCATCACATTATGAACGGCTATATAATCGTACTCCCCGAAGGAACGCTTACAAGCGAACACCGAGCCAAAGCCATAACGCGCGAACTCTACAACATCACCGCGCCGTTGGTCACTCAGGAACCCTATCAAAAAGACGGGACGGTCTTCGGAGTCATCGAACACCCTGACGGCATTCAATTCGCTTTGCAGGTGGATACGGAATACAATATTCCCGTCAGCCCATTGGCGACGCTTGAGAAGCTCATTACGCTAATGCTTGAATTGAGCGAGGTTGAAATACGACAACTTTCGAGCTACGTCCTCAACGCGCAATCGTTCCCGTTTGGGGCAATCATTCCTAGCACGACGACGGTACGAACACAGGAGTACATGGAGGAAAACGGATGGTTTCCGGATCAACCTGAAATTGATTAACTTGCACCCATGAAGGTTACAATTCAAAAGGCGTGCAAGCTACGCGGTAAGAATTGGAAGAAAGGCGCAACGCCGTCAGTGACTTCCGACTTTGCTGCAGAACTAAAAGCAAAGGGATACCTCGACGCCCCAAAGAAAAAGAACGACTTAGAAAATAACGATTTAACAGAAGAATAAAATGGCCATTTTTAACGGTACAGAATTGGGTGTATATATCGGCGGCACGCTGATCGCAGCGGCAACAGATTGCTCGCTATCCCTGAACATGGAAACGATCGACATCACCACAAAAGACAGCGCGGGATTTCGTGAGCTTCTTGGCGGTGTCAAATCAGGATCAATGAGCGTGAGCGGTTTGATTGATTACAACGATGCTTCAAATGATGACGTTTCCGATTTGTTTACAGCGTTGGACAATCGCACGGCTTTGACTTTGAAGTTTGCAAAAGCCAACCCAGTTGTAGGCGAGGACTTTAATTATAGCGCCAGCGGATTTATCACCAGCCTTGAGCAGTCAGGCGGCACAGAGGACACAGCTACCTACAGCGCGTCGTTTGAGTTGAGCGGTGCAATTACACAGACTGCTGAATGATCGAAGTAAACGGCACAGAGTACCCGGTGCGGTACAGCATGAAGGCGCTGAAGAAATTCGAGCGTAAAACAAAAGTCAACGTGTTCAGCCTATCCGATCCGTCGAAGCTAAGCGCAGACGCCTGCGCCTACCTTTGCTTTGTCGGCGTTGAATGTGGATGCAGCTTTGAAGGTCAAGACTTTGAAATGGACCTGATGACGTTTGAGGACCACATAACGCTGGAGCACGTCACCCAGTGCTTTGATGCACTCGGCGAATACAGCAGCGAAAAAAAAGCATAGACGGCACAGATAAGCCGATTGGCTGGCCTGATATTATTCGGATGGGGATGGGCATTTTACGCCTGTCCCCTTCTGCGTTTTGGTCGATGACATTCGGCGAGGTAAGCCTTGCACTCGACGCCAACAGAGAGAGCGAAGAGATACGCGAGCGGATGGAGTGGGAGCGCACGCGGTGGCTTGGTTCTATGATCATGCAACCCCACCTAAAAAAAGGGCGTAAATTGCAGCCTAAGGACCTGATGCAATTCCCATGGGAGAAATTAAAGGCCAAGGCCGGTAAGCTTAACAAGGAAGAACTCAGGCAACGAATTATAGAAAGAGATCAATGGCAAAGCTGAACGATTTAATCGTAACCATAGGAGCGCAGACAAAGCAATTCGATAAGGCGCTAGGTGCATCGATGCGAAAGATGCAGACCTTTGGCAAAAACACAAAGAAGCTCGGCAAATCTATGACGATGGGGCTGACTGCACCGATCGCGGCGCTTGGCTTCACAGCGGTGAAAGCATTCGACCAGCAGGCCAAAGCGATTGCACAGGTTGAGGCGGGTTTGAAGTCTACCGGTAACAGCGTTGGATATACTTCGAAGCAGTTGCAGCAGATGGCCAGCGACCTGCAAACGAAAACCATATTCGGGGATGAAGAGATATTAAAGGATGCAACTTCGCAGCTGCTGACCTTCACGAATATTGCCGGCGATCAGTTTGCACGAACGCAGTCGGTTGCTTTGGATCTTGCCACGCGTTTAGATGGCGACTTAAAAAGCGCATCCATTCAATTGGGCAAAGCGTTAAACGATCCGATTGCAAACCTGAGCGCCTTAAGCCGTTCGGGTATCCAGTTCAGCGAAGACCAAAAGCAGGTTATTAAAAGCCTAACCGAAAGCGGGCGACTAGCCGAGGCGCAGACCGTTATACTTGACGAGTTAGAGAAGCAATATGGCGGATCAGCAGAGGCAGCAGCGAAGGCGGGAACGGGTGGACTCAAACAACTAGCCAATTCGTTTGGTGATTTGCAAGAGGAGTTTGGTAAGATTATAATGGACTTTTTGCCGCCGGTCATTGACGGCCTAAAGAATATGCTGGCCACCTTCCAAAACCTCAGCCCGGAAGTTAAGAGGTTCATGGTAATCGGTGCAGGTATCGCGGCGGCGCTTGGCCCGCTGCTGGTTATACTGCCTTCATTAATATCCGGCTTCATGGCTTTGCTCTCTCCTGTTGGTTTGGTCATTGCTGCCGTCGTCGGTTTGGGCATCGCGATTGTAACCTTTGCCGATGAGATAGCGCCGTATATAACCGACGTGATTAATTACTTTATAACGCTCTACAATGAATCGAGCCTTTTGCGTGGCATCATTGGCGGCATTAAAGGCACGGTGCAAGTTGTATTCGATTTCTTCCTGTTCGCGGTGGATGCTGTCATTGGCGCATTTCAAGACCTTGGCGCAATCATTAGCGCGGTTCTCAGCGGTGACCTGTCAAACATAGGCGACGCCATTAGCAACGCATTCAGCAACGCGGCGGATCGAATGGCTGAGTTTGGCACGAAGGCGGCCGAGGACTTTACGGAAGCCGTGAACACAGAGCTGGCACGCGAGCCGCTGGAGTTGGTCACAAAAGAAACAGTAGCCAACGCGTTGAGTACGTTGGGGGGCTTAACCAATTTAATACCGTCAGCCATTAGCGGCGGCGGCGCAGGCGGTGCAGATACAGGGTTGCAACCATTAGCCGTCAAAGGTGGAACAGCAGGAGCGCCAAGCCCGCAACTTGTAACGGAAAGCAGCACAGCCGTCAGTGAGTTAGCGGAAAACCTAAAGGCAGGCCGCAAGGAATTGAGTATGATGGTGGATATGGGGCCAGCAGTTGAGGGCGCTTTTGCGGGTATAGGTATGGCGATCGGTGGACTGATTGCGGGCACGGTGCAAATGAGCGATATATTTTCGCAGGCGGTTCTTGGATTAGCTAGCCTGTTAATTGATCTCGGCCAGCAATTTATAGCCGCAGGTATTGCGGCCAGTACTTTCTTTGTATCGCTTACCACCAACCCACTGGCAGCCGTGGCCGCTGGCGTTGCATTGGTTGCAGCGGGTGCAGTGATTAAAGGACTGAGCACACGGATGCAAGGCAGCCCGCCAGCACTGGCAAAGGGTGGCCTGGCCTTTGGCCCTACGATGGCAATGGTCGGAGATAACCAAAACGCAAGCGTCGACCCTGAGGTAATCGCGCCGCTGAGTAAACTACAGAGCATGATGGGAGGCCAAGCCGTACAGGTGACCGGCAAGATCTCAGGCCGCGATATACTTTTAACGAGTGAAATGAGCAGCATAGACCGAAACCGAGTAAGGGGATACTAATGGCAACAATCAGATTTTTCGGAGAGTTTCGCGATGATCTTGGCACAGATTGGCGTATCAACTTGCACGATACTGCTTATAATGGAACGGCCACGGAGATAACACTAGGCGCGGAGGGTTTCCAACTGCGATACACAGGCGACAGCGAAAACCGTTTTCAACCTGTCATAGGTTCATCGGTGACGTTTACAATTATGAACGAAGGCGGCACGTTTGAAACGTTTCTAAATACTGTTTTTCCAGCTGCTGAGGAAGGGCGTATGCAGGTCGAGATACGCAAAGACCCTGATGGATTGGATACACTATACTGGGCTGGAATTATTGCAGCCGAGCAGATAGAACAAGAAGACGCACCAGCGCCAAATCTTGTAAATATTCGAGCCACGGACGACATAGCAAACTTAAAAGATGTTTTGTACGACCATTTAACGCAATCATCTCAGCCTTTGCGTGCAATGGTTATGCAGATATTTAACCAAATGCGCACGACCAGTTTATGGAGCGCGTCCGATGCTTTTTTTAGATACGTGAACGATGTTGAAATGGAAGATTACACCGGATCGGATTGGTTCAAAGATGTAAACGTTACGAATTTAATAGTTACAGAAGACAATGAAATATATGACGGCGTGCGGGGGCATAACAGTTTCGAAATACTTGAAAGCCTTGCACTGTCTTTAAATTCCCGGGTATTCCAATCGAATGGATATTGGTGGTTCTTGCCTGTCAATTGTCATCTGCGCGCAAGCAATGGAGTTGATTGGACGGTAGACGTAAAGCAAGTAAACTTAGCTAATGCAAATGTGACACTAACAACGGGCGAAGTGGCAGAGCTTGCCACGGGTTACGTTTCTGAGATTGACGCTAATTTTAACAAAATGGCGGGCGGTACGATTTCAAATTTACCACCATTTAAAAGCGTCAGAAGAACGCGCCGATATGATGGCAACGATTATATTTTCAGCGATTATACGACAGGCATAACGACGGGCGATAATGTTGTTTTTGCAGATACAGACCGCACTTATATTCAGGATTTACAATTTAGCCTAGGCGGAAGCTGTCAAATTTTGCTACCTGCACAGAGTTTTGAAAACAACCCGTTCAACAATGCCGTCGTACAGGTGCAAATGACAATCCAATGCGGGACACTGTATTACACGAATGCGGGATGGACTGCAACGCCGGGAGAACGCACGCAGGGAATTGCAAACTTTCAACGCGGCGAAGGTATTGACGCGGCTCTAACGTGGGGCGTTACAACTGACGAGCTACCAAGCCAGCAGGTTGGACTTGATATTACAATTCAAATCAGAATTATTCAAGTGGGTGTAGACGTCACAAGCGATTACACAGCGACGGGAATAATGATTTTAATCAGTCATTTGAATCTTCAGGACGACCAAGGACTTTTAGGTGATGGCCTTTTATACGAAGCCGAAACGAGTTTAAATAATACAATGGTTAGCGACCAAGGCGAAGCGCTACACGGTGACCCACAGGCGACAATTGCAGGGCTTAATTTTATAACCAACTACGGAGCTTTCACAATTGCAGGGGTTGATAATGAATATATCAGCAGCCAAACAACTACGGCAGTGCCGTTGCATCGTCTAGGGGTTGAAGAGGCTATTGCAGGCAGTCAGTTACCGATACCAATAAAGCGCGGGCAAATTTACGGGCGATTGTTCGAGATGTGGCAAACGATAAAGGAAGGCACGGAATACTTTGCACCGTTTTGCTTTGATGTAGTAATGAACGCACGACAGAGCAATGTGCAGCGGTGGCAATTGTCATTTGACGCGACAAACATAACCAGCAACGAATTGATTTTGCAGAATGATAACGACACGTTACAGACTTCAATGCTGGCCACAAATATTGTTGAAGGTATCGGCACAGTTTCGGAGCAGGTGCGGCAATTGCGTGCGGGTGAATTGAGCAGTTACAACGAAGTTCGTACGATTTCAAACCGTAGCGGCTCGAACAATTATGTACTGCAGAACGATACGCATATATTTAATAGCTGGATAGATGGCAGCGGCAGCGGCAACCTGAGCGGCAACCTGTATTTACCACTGGTGGCCAACAGCGAAGGGCGTACGATTCAATTTCATAGTGATGCGACAATTGCAGCCAATAAATTTGTTAAACTGCTGCCTAATGTTACAGATACAAGCGCAACAATAGACGGCGCAGCGAGTTACAACTTCGACCGTGCTTATGATGGCATCACTATCTTGTGCCACAATTCGAATTGGTATATCATACAGAAAAAGGAAAAGTGATGGAATGGGAATTTGTGGCAATGGTTTTGCCGGTCGTGGCGGGTTTGGTTGGTGTATGGGTAAACCTTAACAGCACGGTGGCGAGGCTCAAAAGCCGGGTGATCCAACTTGAAATCGACAGCAACGAGATAAAGAGCGACATGAAAGAACTACTGGCGTCCGTCCACAAAATTGAGTTGATGCTTGCAAAGCTGCAAAAATGATTTGGCTTATCTTGGCAACGGTATTGGTAAACGCAACGTACAAGGCGCGCGAATATGGCCGTGCTAATGTTGCTGATATAATTATTTTCGTCGCAGCCTGTTGGATAATATGGAATTGAGATATTTCAGATACGAGGAATTCGATTGCAAGTGCAAGAAATGCCGCGCAAATTCTGAGGGCCTCGGTATCGACATAATGGACCACGATTTTTTAATGATGCTGGACGACGCACGCCACAAAGCTGGCGTAGCTTTTCGGATTAGCTCAGGCGTGAGATGCAGCGCACACAATAGGGCGAGCGGAGGAAAAAAGGACAGCGCGCACC